AGTCCTTAGAAGAACCTCAAGATGCAGAAGAAACTGATACCGCTAGCCCATCGGTTTGAAACGTTCTCCATCGAGGATGTAACGACGGACAATTATCAGGAGCTGCTGCCTTCTTCCCTGGCGCTCCAGGTGGAATCCTTTTTGCCACCAGAAGGATCCTTCGATGACGGGTGCCTCAAACGATACCTAAAAGTCATCAAGGATTACGAAGAGGAAGATGTCAATTCCAATATGACGCTTGCCAATCGATTGCGACTGGCTTTCAGTGATATGGTCCCTGACACGATCTGCAGTAAATTCCCAGCAGCTGAGCTGACCCTTAAACGTCGGTTGCGTTGCGTAGCCGAATACTTGATTCGTTCAGGGGAATTTGACAAACTAAGGGATGACAACGGCAAACTCCTGAAAAAACGGGGCATCCTTGGTAAGCTAGTTGTCATCTATAAACCTCTTCCAAAGCTGCAAGAGGTGCTACAAAAACAAGGATTTGATTACCAATGAATCGACGCGAAAAACTCATTGCCCAGGCTATCGGTCCTGAAATGGACGATTCCAAGATTCGTTACCTAGACGCCACCTTAAAAGTCATCCTTGGTGACATGGGCGAACACTACTGCAAAATGTGGGATGCAGAAGGGCCAGGGGTAATGGTCTTTCAACCGAAAAACAAAGAACGTTCGATGTTCTTTTGGACCTTGAAAGAAATTCACTCAGCGCAAGAGGAGTGTGAACGAGCTAACGATGGTGATCTAGCCGAAAGCTTTAGGCGTATCCTTGGTGCGGCACAAAAGATTGACCCTCTAGAGAAAGCGGGTTATGTCATCAATGATGATGAAGGCATTCGTTACTTTGAAATTGATTACAACAAGACGGCAGATCAGTAATGGCAATTCCACGCAGCGGTTTTCGCCGTGAGGATCTTGAGTTAATTACCAACAGTGATCTTGTTGCGTCTGCCCACGAGCTGATGGGCAATATCGATCTGGATGTGGCCAGCTCAAAGTTTGCCAACGATTACGTTAAGGCTGATAACTTCTTCACTCCAACAGATGACGGTTTAAACGACCAGGAGTGGCACGGCAAGGTTTACCTATTCCCTCCCAGCGGTACATACTTCTGGGATAAAAGTAATGAACGTTGGAAGATGACCAGGGCATGTTCTCCTACCCTGACTTCATCTCATGCCGTTTGGTTCCGTCGTCTTTTTAAAGCCTGGTATCACAACGAAATAGAGCAGGGTCTTTACTTTTCCAACTGCCCTGACATGTTTCGTTACGAACAACGCATCTTTGATTTCCCGGTATGCGTTCTTAGGACAGTGCCAACACTGGTTGCAAGAACAAATGAAGGGGTCAAGAAACATAACACGTGCACGTCCTTTTTGGTTTACTTACAGCCAAAGGATGAAGTGACTGAAGCCACTGAACGTTTCATTGAAATTTACAGTGAAAAAGGGCGCGTTCTTTGCTAGATCCCTTATATTGAGAAAGCTTTAGAAGGTTTATGAGCATCCTCTGCGATCAAGAAATCCGTAAGTTGGCCGAAGAAGAGGAGATGATTGCTCCTTTTCAGGATCGTCTTGTCAGCGAAGAAGATGGCAAGCGCATTCTCAGCTATGGTTTGAGTTCTTACGGATATGACATTCGTTTGTCACCAGAGCAATGCTTAGTTTTTGGGCGTATCTCAGAAGGTGAGTGCGATCCTAAAAACTTCAATGAGAATATCCTTGTGCCAGCCGAGCTTCTGGAAGATGAAAAAGGCCGTTACTTCCTGTTGCCTCCCTATGGATACTGCTTGGGTGTGGCAAGGGAACGCCTGAAACTGCCCCGTGACGTGACCGTTGTTGCTGTCGGCAAATCAACCTATGCACGTTCCGGAATTTTGGTCAACATTACCCCAGCGGAATCTGGGTGGGAAGGCTATCTGACTTTGGAGATCAGCAACTGCACTGGTCTTTTCAACCGGGTGTATGCCGATGAGGGAGTGACGCAACTCCTGTTCTATCGCGGTAATCCTTGCGAAGTGACCTACCAAGATCGTAAAGGTAAATACCAGAATCAAGCCCCTGAGGTTGTCTTCAGTAAGGTTTGATCAGGCGAAGGAATCCCGCCAGTTATAGGGACGGCCTGAATTAGGTTGAGGCTTATTGGGGTAGTTAACGCTACCCCTTGCTCCTGGGGCCTCACCAAGACTGGGCAACGTCACACCTGATCTTGATGCCGGTTCCCTTGGAACACTGTTACCAATCACTGGATACTGTGTATCAGCTTGCTGTTTGTACTTGCCTGCCAAGCGGGAGGCTTTAAGAAAACGCGAAACACGTTCCTGTTGAACAGTGTTGGCTGTATCAGCGGCGGCTGCTGTCTCAGCGTTGGCCTGACCTAAACGACGTAAATCAACGTCGTACTGACGTTCCGGTGTGATGTCAGATACTTCACCACCAGAGCTACCAGCATCTTGCCTAGGATCGTATTGAACACGGCCTTTGTAGCCGACTGGTGTATCAACCAGTTGACCTGCTTTTTCTCCGCGTGGGTCGTAGAATCTTGCCATGTTAATATTGTAAACGAGGCAATTTAGGCCGAGATATTCCCATGCATAATCCTGCAGATTACCGCGACGGTCTTGGGCAAAACATCATTGATGAGGTCATGTGTCGTTGTCTGAACCAGGCAACGTTTGGCACTGATCTTGACAACGAAGAAAATGATGTACCATTGTATGACCAATACAATCGGGGTCTCACGTTATGCGAGCAGGGTCTGGAAAGGGAAAGCCTGGAACTAGAGGGGGCACGGCCTGGAATGACGGGGTATATCCCATCGATGGAGGAAGCACTGGAGCAGTATCCAGCTTCTTCTCCACGACCGAAGAACTTAGTTTTGAATCTGGGAGTAGCACCGGAGGAGGAATTACTTCTCTCCCAGAAAAGACGTGGTTTGCTCCGGTAACAGGGGGAATGGCCTCTGACACTATTCAGATCTTTGGCGAGTCAATGACGGAATGTAAAGATGGGGTGTGCCCGGTACCTTGGGCTGTCAAGGAAGAAGCACCCGTGGTTCAAGTGGACGAGGTGAATCACCCACCTCATTACACCGATGGTGAAATTGAGTGCATTGAAGCGATTGAAGCTTCCTTAACTCCAGAAGAGTTTCGTGGTTACTGCAAGGGTAACCTCATGAAATACAACTGGCGTGAACGCCTGAAAGGCGGTACCAAGTCTCTGAAAAAAGGACAGTGGTACCTAGAGCGTCTTATCCAGTTTGACGAAGCTCAGAACGGCTGAAGATCGTCGTCATCATCCTCGTCGTCGCTGAATATACAAGCGGCGGCGAGTTCTGCTAACTCAAGATCGGTTGGATAGTCCCAATCGATTTCAATATTCTCATCCGCCATCAACGACTTAACCGCATGCCATTCCATCAGGCGTTGGTGGTATAGGTTAAGGAGTGCAGCATAGAGTTGGTCCCAGGTCATCTCCTGGGCTTGCAACTCAGCTTTGCGCATGGAGAACTGAAGCTCCAGGGGAAGCTCAAATCCACGGGGCTCAACAGATCCTTCCATCCCAGTCGCAAAGTCCAATTAGAAGTATTTTAAGACTAAATGTCACAGATGCCTGTCATATCATAAATCTCGTCGACACCTTCCTGACCAAAGAAGTTGCCCCAAGGGTCTTCGGAAATTCTAAAATTGTTGGCAAACTCAGAAAGGGTATAAGGATTGATCGATTGTTCTAGCACACGGATGGCACGGACTTGGTGCGGAGCTGCCGAATAGTTTCGGAATGCAGTCAGTAAAACCTCAGTTGCAAACGTGGGAGTGTCATTGACTTCTCGCAGGAAGAGCAGCACTTCTTCTTGGCGCCTGTGGAGCAGGGCGCCGACCATCTGATGTTCTTGATCAAACACCCACTTAGGAAATTCTTCACTAGCAAGGCGCCAGTCTTCTTGCTCTAAGGCGTCAATGATATTGCTGTATAAGAAGGAGTTCCAGCCGACTGAATGCACAAAAGAAAGCAAGGCTTGATGCATGTAGTCATCAATGCCAAGGTTTAGCTTCTTTAGTTCAGTATCAATAACTTCTAACTCGTGGTACAGGTATTCCAGTGCTTTGCGTTTGGTGCAGAGGTGTCCGCGACGCACCGGAGAACCGTCTGGGTAAAACTGTGTGCCATAGCCAATGGTATAAGGTTCAGCACCAGTGGCTTGGTCGGGGTATGCCTTCTCGTTATATCCTTCGTACTTTCTGATTAATTCAATTGCTGCCGAAAAATCAGACATGGGGGTAACTTAATTACCCCCAATATACACAAATTACTTGCCTTGGCCGCGTGTTTTCTTGCGTCCGTGATTAGGCAAGGAATGTAATCCTTGCCCTTGACGAGTTTTCTTGGGCTTTGATTCAATTTTTGTGGATGCAGAAGATTTGGGTTTTGCCATGAGGTTTACCAGAGGTCTTCACAGGCCCAGTAGCGGGCTGTGTTTTTGTCGGTTACGGAATCACAGTTGTGCCGCGCCCTGAAGTTAGCACGCCTTTTGGGGTCTTTGTGTTGTGTGTAGTCTTCGTAACCCCTGGCACCATAACGAATGATCTTCTCCTCACCACCATGGCAACTCTTAACGACCTTTTTATGTTTATCTCCAGGAGGCGCCTTCTGCGGGGTATTGCATTTCATCTTCTCTTTCTGGTATCGCTTGGAGACTGCAACCGCCTTCTTTGCTTTGTCCGACATAATTAACAAGAACTAATGATTGATCGACTTCGTTTTCCCAATGCACTGCTTGAAAGGGGTTCTGAGCAATCCATCTTTCAATTCTATTTAACTTAGCCTGGCAAAAGAAATCTTGATCTAAGTACCATTCATGTAACTTGTAAGACGCCTTGGAGGCATTGCACCTCCTGCAGGCAGGCACTAGGTTCTTGCGGGTTGTTTCACCTGATTTATGGCGGGGAATAACGTGATCTAAGCTTGTCGCATTGTCACCGCAATATGCACATTTGTGGTTCCAGGATTTGTATATCTCATCTCGAAAACGTTTCTTTGCTAACTTTGGTGTAACTTCAACGAGTAAGGCAATTGGCTCATGCTCGCTGTAGTACATAGCTTTAATTACCGTTACCTTATTCTAATTTCCTTTAGCTTTACAAAACTTTGCGTCAGGATTAAGAAAGCCTGAAGCGTCTTGACGGGGACGATTAGCACAGTACCGTACGAGAGTTGTTCACCCTGACGCCTTAGTCATGGCTCACTCGACAGGATGGGTATCCGTTGCCCGCGCTGAGGAACTCCTCGGCATGGACCGCAAGGAATTATTCCGCATGCGCGACGACGGAACACTGAAGCTCGGCCCGCACTTCGCTGCGTTCCCGGAGACTCGTTCCCGTGATGGTTACCGCTGGAACGTAGAGGCCGTCAGGAAGCACCTGCGCAAGCTGGAGCGTACTGCTGTTGCTGCTTGAGTTGCCTGTAATGATCCTTACGGATGCGATGGGCAAGGAGTAAATCTGTGATGTTGACGCTGA